ATCCTGTCCTACACCCTCTTTCGGGAGGAGCTGGGATCGCTTGCCCAGGTGAATGGAACAACAGGATTTATACGGTGGGGCGACCGACGGGATTCGAACCCGCGACAACAGGAATCACAATCCTGGACTCTACCAACTGAGCTACAGCCGCCATAAGCAACGTGGTCCCGCGTGAAGGAGTCGGACCTTCGTCCCCGGCTTCGTAGGCCAGTACACTATCCATTGTGCTAACGCGAGAAATCTGGCGGACCTGACGGGAATCGAACCCGCTACCTCAGCAGTGACAGTGCCGTGCTCTACCAATGAGCTACAGATCCAAAACTGGAGTTGCAAGGGGGGATCGAACCCCAGCCTAAGCGTCACCTTGAAAGGGTGATGACAGTTACCCTCCGTCAACTTGCAACATAACTTGGTGGGACCCAGCAGACTCGAACTGCTTCCTGAAGGGTTTCACGCTCCCGTACACACCTGCTATACCAGAGTCCCATTTATAAGATTGGTGGGCCGCAAGGGAGTCGAACCCTTCTAGATCTCCTTAAGAGGGAGGTACATCTGCCGCTCTGTCAACGACCCAATCATTTTTCAGAACACTGAATGCTCTGAAAAATGACGCCTCCTTCACAGGAGGCGTCAACCTATACGCCATTCTCACACTCATCCTGCCTCTTGATGGCTCACCGGCAGGGTCATAGCGGTCCAGCTTATCTTGTATACCGCGGACACTCTCAACGCGGTTTGACTTCCGAAAACGACCCTGGGGAGCTACTTTCATAGCTCCCCAGGTCTGTTTCGGTCTTCTGATTCGTAGTGCTACGCTTCAGAACCTCCAGCCTGGGGAGAAGGATCAATCTCATGCTCTTGTTTATCATTCATCTGAGCAAAGACGGACCGCTGGCATTCTTGCCAGAATCGATTCGTATTGCGGATTGTGATAGCGTTCATGAGGTTTCTCAGTAATTTCATTGTGACTCATAAGAGTCGATAGGTGAATTATAGACTGAATTTCAGTGTTTGTACACTGTCACTCAGGTTCAACTTCATCGTGAGTTTATTTAGCGAAACCCGGCGAAAGCGCCGATTTCATTCAACCTGAGGTTACCCAAATACCAAAAAGTAAGGCTTGCTAATAGACGCAAGCGTGGTTTTATGTCGTATCGTGACAACGAATTTATCGTACCCAGGCCCCGTGGGCGGTGGCGATGTGTAGATGATAGCTGTAGTGTCCAGGGAATACCAGGTGTTCCATGCCCGGGTGTCACTGTACGGTTTCACTGTCAGCTGAAATGTAGTTGGCGTCTCTAACATTATTTCATAGTCGGCACCAGGATTTCCACCAATGGGAGACCCCCAAGCCCCAGTAATATTCCCATTCGCGGAAGTTAAAATTATATGACCATCTGGGTACCATGCAATGACGGCATCAGCAGAGATTGGCCCAGTAAACCCTAAGACAAAATTATTAAAGCTCTTGCCCCATAGATCCGACATGCTGATCGTGCCGCTCGACTTGCTAGCGAGTGCCCGCACCGCGGGATTTCCTAAATTAATAAGAGATGATGCTGGTAGTGTGAGCTCGGTGTTCACCTGAGACATGTTGATGGTATTGCCTGATAAAGGTAGTGTCATGCTGTGTCCTTGCGTGTAAAGGTGAAGAGATCGCTGGTGCCTCTGGCGTCGACCGTGACCTCATATTCCTTCGGTGTATATCTTTTAGCAAGACGCGTATAAAGTGACGTACGGTTCTCGTCGGAGATCTCAGAGGTAAACGAGATGACCTCAGGCTTACGAAGCTTGATCAACAGCTTGATGCACTCCATAACAAAGGAGAAGACCTCCATCGCCCCACCAGATCCAGTTTTGCTCGTTGTGCTGCCAGTTTTGCCATGCTCAATGAAGACAACATCCCATTCGCCCTTGGTCAACGCCGCCATAAATCGAATCTGCCGATCACCAATGATCGCACGGACGCGGAACAGCTCAGGGGTGTTCTGCAGAATCGTGCCGTTCACATCAGAGTCGAAAGCTTCAGCAAGTGGTTCGCCCTTGAATTCGGCGCCGCTCGTGAATTTTTTGAACAACGCCCGTGCTTCGTTTTTGAACCGTGTGAACTTTGGTTTATTCTGTGGTCCTTCGAAGTCAGGGCTCTTCTCATGAAATAGCTCATAGTACTTGTCCCAGAGCTGGCCACCGAACTTCGACTCGAGGAATGAGTACGCGAGTTCGTAGTTCGCCTCAGTCTTAGCGTTGTTCAAGCACATCTGAATGATCTGATTGATCATCGTCTTCTCGGCTTGATCACCTGGATATTCACCACGCTTGCCAGCAGCTTCAGCAAGGAACTGCTTAAAGGTCAGGTTCACGAGATCTTCGCCCAGTTCCTAATGTAGGACGACGCTCCGGAGCGGTCAACAAGGTACTTGCTGTCGCTGAAGTCCACAATGAACATATGCTCTTCTGGCATGGTCTTAACCGAGACCAGCGGGGTCTTCGGTTTTGTAACGCCGTACAGCTCCTTGCCGGTGTACACCTTGAACGTACCGCCAAGCTTCTTCTCAGCTCGGGCGATTGAGAACATAGGGTGCACGTACTTCTCAGCCGCGTATCCATCATCCTCGAAGTCATCCCACGCCGATGGTTTCTCAGCAAGCTTGATGCCAGCATCGTGCAGGATGCCCATCTCTTTCGAGCCAAATGCCTGCAACATTGTGATAGCTTCTGGCTTCACCTCTTTGCGGGTCTTCATGTCAATAACTACTTCTTGAAGTTTCATGTTCATCTCTCAGTTGGTTTCAAATCAGGTGGCGGCGCTGGTACAGCAGGTGTTAGTGGTACCCCAGCTAGTGCCGCGGCAACGGCTGCTTGCCCTTGGGCTTCAGCGGCAGCAAGCTGTTCTGGGGATAGGAGTGGTGTTACTTCGCTCATTTATTCATCTCAGCAAGTTCTTCAGGGGATGGCCCTTGTGTTTGCGCGTGATCGGCTGAGACTTTATTCATCTCAGCAAGTTCTTTGGGGGTCAGCCCACGCACTGGCGCGGGGGCGTGATCAGTTAGCCTGTTCATCTCAGCAAGCTCTTCAGGGGTTAGTTTCATTGTTTGATCCTATAATAAGAATTCATTAAGCCGTCCCGTAGACCGATGAAGACATGGTGTACGTGCCAGATGACACTATGTTTGTTCCAGCTGCATCTGTAGCGATCTGAAGCCGCAAGGCGATCCATGGCGTCCATAACTGGTTTCCAGTCGCTGGATCCCCAATCTTCAGATAGGGCAAGTAGTTCGGTCAGGAGTTTCATAGGGCTTCCGTATGTTGAGCTCTATTTACCGCCCTGGGCAATCAGGTGGTCGCCGGATGATTCCGGTTCAACCACCTTGTATAGTTACTTACGCCCGATGTTCATAGTGACCGAGCCTCAATGCATCTAGTTCCCGTTCATCACGGCGATACAACCCATCCGTGTAGTACAGATCAGCGAGATCACCGGTTCTGGGGGTGTACGTATCCGCTGGTGTGGGTAGGGGTGCCCAGTACACGATGTGTTCGGACGCGTGGTGTGATCCCCAAACAGCATTTGAGTTCCGAACGGTGATCCAGTGCTCCTGAAGAACCTCATCAAACCCAAGTTCTTCAACAAACCCAACCACGGTCTTCGGAGTGGCTGGCTTGGTTGGAAGCTTGAAGAGTTCGGCATGCAGCCCAGCGACTGCATCAGGAAGATTGTTTGGGTTCTCGTTCGTGATCCGATATGGGTCGCCATTCGCGATCTTCTCAAACATCCGATGTCGCAGCTCAGCTTCAGTTCCACGGAGGTCGTACACGAACAGGATCTGCTGCCCAAGCTCTGGGAGCTCCTTGCCGGTTCGAACAAGCTTCCAGAATCCAGTTGGATCCTCATGATGCAACTTTGGTAGATCACGTGCTTTCATTTCGAAGGCCTCCATGGAAAGTACTTCGTGCCGCCAGCCCAGTCTTGGAGCCCATTTGAATCGAGCATGCAGGCGTTGTACATTGGATACCAGAACGCGGCCCAGTATTCGTTGTCATCCCAGAGCTCAAGAACCTTGCTGAGCAGATCCCCGACCCAGTAGCACAGCCACGAGAGCGGCCAGGCCACGATGAGCTTCATTGTTTTCATTTGCCATCCCATGGTGAACAAGCACAACCGCCACCCCATGCGGGGCTGAGCTTGTATGCGATCGTTGCCCCTGATTTATCACGCTCGGCCTTTGATGTGAACATCGTAAGCACCTTCACTTCACGTTCGGCGATGATCCTTTTGAGATCATCCTCGTCTTTGGCGATCAACGCGAATCGTTTTGTTGTCATGACCGAATGGTCCACATAATACAGGTTCATGCTTCCATCTCCTCCAACGCCAACACAATGCTCTGGATGTTTCCAGCGTAGAACCCAGCGGCGTTCATTGTGTTTATCTCAACGATCTTCAATCCGTTTGGTGTATCGCACACGTCGAACACGAATGCTCGGTGTGGCTGCCAGGCGCCCCAGTACCCAACGTCCGTGCACTCACGGACGAACTGATCAAACCGTGAATCGACTGAAGTTGAGTAGTGCACCTTGTCACCACGCTTGTACATTGACCTTGTCACAATCTTTCCATCAACGATCCAGTACCTGTACTCAGCATAGATGATCTTTGGTTCACAGATCTGCACGAGGGTCTCACCGGTCAGCGAGGTTCCATAGTCATCCTCGAGCACCACGACCTTATGCTGCCAGTCATTGAAGTCCTCAGGCATGAACACCTTGCCAGCAAAGTGCTTGCTGTCGTCGATCGGCCGCATGAACGTTGGTTCGGTGAGGGGTGGTACGTCCTTGAACTTCATCACGCGGCTATCGTGATTCAGCATCAGCTCACCCCAGTGCTGAAGTTGCACGGTGAAGTTCTGCTCGAACAGATCGTAAACCCCAGGGTTCCAACCATTTGCCTTCGCGGTGTGTCGCATTGAGTATGAACCGAAGCACACAACCTTCTCCTGCTTTGGCTCAGCAGGTGGCATGAGCTCGCCGATGAACGGCACGACCTTGTGCACGCTGAATGGAATGTTGAATCGCTCAAGGGTCGAAATGAGCTGACCCCATTCACGCTCGTTGAACAGGTTTTCCTGTAGAATCCAATGCATCAAAGCCCCTTAAGACAGCGAGGTGAAAAACCGTCGCCGACATCAACCCATCGATCGTTTTCCCAGAAGAAGTACGAGACAACAGTGATGATGTCGTCAATTGCGAACGACACACGCTGAACAGCGATTCGTCGGTAGTATGTGATTCTACCGTAGAACTCACCAACATGTGTGCTACCAACCGGGATCACACCAGCTCCTCAAGGATCCCAAGCAACTCGGCAACGGCAAATAAAAGCCCAGCTGGTAGAAAGGCGCCGCTCATTAATGCTCCAGCACCAAAAATGCGGAGGGCGCTTTTTACCAGGCTGATCTGGAGATGAAGTCTTGGATCTGGTTGTTTCATGTGTTCATTCAAAGGGGGTTTCTACAGAGAGCACGGCGCCGCGGACGATGGCTCGACGGGTTGCGGTGTAAGGTTTGGTCAAGAATGATTCTCATGCGAACTCCACTAATTCTTTTGCAATTCGATCGCGATGGAACTGCTTCCATTCTTCAATGATCCCATTAAATGTCTCTGATCGACGGCAATCGGCCGCAAACCCGCCTGAACTGTACGACACCTTGGCGTTCATCCAGGCTCGATCAACGATCTTGTGCTTCGAGTAGTCGAATTCCCAGTCATCTCGGTGAATGATCCGATCAACTGCATCGAGCACAGTGATCTTGTCTCCATCTACCCGGACCACCAAGAAATACGGGAAGAACACACGCTCGGTCCAGTAGTCGCCGGGTTGCGGGTGATCAAGGCACTGTTGATTATGCAGCGGGTCTGGGTTGTTCATGTCATTTCCTCTGTAATGATTGAGTTTGAAAGCAACAGGTCGTCAAGCGCTGTATCAGCACCCTTTCCTTGGTGGTCATCTCCACTATCTGATTACTGCCAATAGCAGGAACCACCGTAGGATAGGTGCGTGGGTCTTTGGGGTCTAATCCGGGTATTATTTTTACTTGCATACCGCCTAATCCAATTTGATAATTCCATTTGGAATGAACGCTCGACCCTGTCTCCAGTGCTTAGTAATTTGTTGGTTTCGCTAAATATACTTATGACTACATTTTACACCGTTTACCGTACGACAAACATTTACACTTCCAGGTTCTATATTGGAGTGCACAAGACATCAGATCCAGATGATAGATATCTTGGATCTGGGGTGGTGTTAAGGGAGGCAATCAAACGATATGGGCGCTCGGCATTCGTGAAGGAAGTGCTATTCTCCTTTGACTCTGCGATAGAAGCGTACGCAAAAGAGAAAGAACTTGTGAACACTAAACTTCTTAAAAGTGGATTGGTGTACAACGTTCAGGAGGGTGGCATTCCATCAATTGACTGGGGTAACCGACGAAAAGCAACAGCGCTGCGTGGAGAAGCGCATCCACTGTTCGGAAAGAAGAGAACTGCTGAACAGAAATTAGCGACCTCTGAAACGTTGAAACAAACATACAGAACAAAGCCGCGCGATCCAGCATCTTGGGAAAAGACTGCAGCAAAGAGACGTGGAGTTGTTAGTCCTGTAAAAGGCATTCCACAAACGGCAGAATCAAATGCAAAACGGGCGGCATCGCATCGCGCGCTGCCTAAGATCAAATGCCAATGTGGTCGTGAGATCAGCCCTTCGAACTTCCGTCGCCACGCTGCAGGCCATTCGGGTTAAATGCTCTTCCAGCACGCCAATGGCGCTGAGTTTGTACATGCCCCGCGCGTACATACTTTGCAATGCTACGCTTGAACTCGCTGTACGGGAAGCCACTCGCCAGCCGCACAACGTACCCCTCGTCAGTATTCCAGTTCGAGTTCTTTTCAATGTCGTGTAGAACCTTCTCTGAGAAGATCCCACGGTACAGGACCGGAACCGGCTCGATCCCAAGCACTTGGAAGTACAGCATGGTGTCGTCCCAAGAGAGGCAGTTGTTCCGTGCGTCCCACATGCTGAACCCAAGAAAGTACGACTTCAAGTCGTTGTAATGGATTGAGTGTTCAGCCCAGAGATTTTCTCCACAGATCCGCCACCCAGGTGGAATGTCATGCGCAAAGGTCGACCAGAACTGCTTGACCCATGCTCGATCTGCTCCTCCTCGAGAGTCAATTGATCGAGCGTGGATGTGATCGGGGTACATGTTCGTGTTCTCGCCATCCATCTTTCGAGTGACGACAACATCTTGCCCGATGAAGGGTGTGAGATCATGCATGACTCGGTCATCATCAGTAAGTCCTGGCGACCATGGGAGATGATTAGTTCTCGAATACTTGACGTAGTCGGTGAATCGATCGAGGACTCCTCCTTGAGCGAGGACCTTCTGAACTGACTCATCGTAGAACAACTCGCCCTTCCCACGGCGTCCGTCTTCGAGCACCGGGTTTCCCCACTTGTCGTACACGTGGTCGGAGTACAGGTGATCTGGCACGTGCTTCCGTGTAATGCCGGCGGCGGCACGAACATCCTCAACAGAGATGGTTGTCTGCTCGCAAGCGAGGTGATGAGGTCCGCAAACTGAGGCGCCGTTTTCGAGGTAGTATCCATGATCTGCCCAAAGTCTCCGTTCGAGAATATGATGAGCATCCTGAGCGGGCTCATTGCAGAACACACACTTATGCCCATCCCTGGCGAAGACACCTTCGCGGAATTGATCGCGGGTAAGAAGTTTTGGTTCCATGATACGTGAATTGTATCATGGACCTGTACGTGATGAACCTGACAGTTCAGGTCAGGGCTTACAGCCCCATGCTTTTTCTGATCGCAGTTGCGCTGATTGCCTGGGTTGATTCGTCGAGGTCAATCTTGTCGATCGTGTACCCAACATCCCGACCGTACGTAATGCTGGTGATATTTGGGAGTTGCATGATCTTGATCTTCTTTGGATCCCAAGTTCCTTCTAGCATGAACTTCGCGATAATCCGTGCCTGCACATCATTGAAACTGAAGGGATTCTTCTCGAGCCCCGTGGTGTTTCGAACAACAAGACAGATCTGCCCGACGCGGTTCAGTGCTTCCATAGCCAGTTGATAATGCCCGTCGTGGAATGGCTGATACCGACCGAGAAGCATCGCCGTTCGCACGTGATCATCAAAGACATCAATTGGAACTGCAACATCTTGACGAAGACCCAAGGCAATCGTGATCTGCTGCAGATCGTAGTTGAAGTCAGTCAGCCGGAGATCCACATCAACAGGTGGTACGAAGATCTTATTCGTATCGTCATATCGACCTGCGTCGATGGTGTCCAACCAGATGATGTAATCTGGGGCAAAAGCCGCGCGTGCTTCAGGAGTTGGGCAGATGAAGTCAGCGATCGCGATCCCACCGCTGTCTTTGACGAACTGGCACATCCAACCTAATCGGCGTGCATGCTCAATTCGGTCTTCAGCGGTAAAACCAAGTGTGTTGTTTATGGTTGCCCGTACGCGATCAGCATTGAAGTGCACCGCGTGTAGCAATGATGCAAGACGTTCAGCGAGGTAGGTTTTGCCGGCACCAGGCAGGCCCATGATTAGGATCTTCATTCT